TGTTCTCCATGTATATTTAGCTGGCGATAAATATCATATGCCACGCTTATCCCTATTCAAACCAGAAAAAGGACTTGATTACAAGTTCATAGACCGTCAATCCAGCGAGATGTTTCAAGCTGGTGGCACTGATGTTTATTTGCACAAATATCTAGGTGCAAATACCACTGCTGATAATGCTTCAGCGGCACAGCCCATGTACGCCAATCAAGCAGTAACAAACATACAAGATTTGTTATTTTTAGAAAATCGCGATGGCACATATGATACACAAATCTATAGGATTCGTGGACTATACAATGTGGCAAACATTGACTTTAACCTAAGTCAGTTTGGCTTGTTTATCGACAATGATACCTTGTTTATGACCGTACACATTAATGATTTTATCAAATATATTGGTCGTAAACCCATAAGCGGTGATGTGTTAGAGTTACCACACTTGCGTGATGATTTTGCTCTGAATGATTTTGATTTTAGTTTGCCAAGATACTATGTAATTGAAGATGTAGGTCGTGCCAGCGAAGGGTTCAGTGTTACTTGGTTCCCACATTTATATCGTTTGAAACTCAAACGTGTTACAGACAATCAGAAATTTGCGTCAATCTTCAATGAACCTGCAAAAGATGCCAACGGCGATCCAGTGGCCAATACCACCTTGCGTGACCTATTAAGCACTTACAATGCAGAACTCAATATCAATGATCAGAACGTGGCTCAAGCAGAAGCTGATGCTCCCAAGAGCGGATACGAAACTCGTCAATTTTATACACTGGCCGCCGATCCTACTACTGGCAAACCTGTGTTATCAACTGCTGACGAAACAGATGTGTTGGCTAGTAGTGCCGCTCAAAACTTAAATGCCAGTGCTGTGTCTGGAATACCGCAACGTAGCGGATACACTGGGTATTTGTTAGGCGATGGTTATCCTGACAATGGATATGAATTTGGATTTGGCATACAATTTCCTAACAGCCCCGTGACAAATGATTTCTTCTTGCGCACTGATTTTATGCCTAATAGACTGTTTAGATTCAATGGCAATGGTTGGATAGCAGTTGAGGACAGTGTACGCATGAACATGACCAATAACGACACTAGAAATACATTGAAAACCAGTTTTATCAATAATACCAACTACATTTACAACGATAGTCAAGCCAGTGATGCAGTTAAATTGACTGTAAATGCAACTACCATTAGAACACATGTTCCATTTACGTTTGCTACTTGTGCATACGTGGTATTAAAATATCAAACAACCACATTGGAATATGCGTTGGCGGACCATACTGGCTTGTTCACCAGTTATCAATACACAAACATGGACGGTGTTGTTACATCATGCATACAGATCAATTTACCGTTGATTCCAACTACAACATACGTTGACGGTGGTGGCGCATTCCAAAGTTATCCTCCACCTACAACACAAAAAGAAGATGGCGGTAGTGCGGCCAGCGATAATCCAAGCGGTATTTTGGATGACAGCACACAAGAAGTTATTCCGTTTACAGGAATTTGGACTGTTACATTCTATAACAACAGAGAAGAACAACGTCAAAGTATCAGCAAGGTACTTAAACCTAGGGCAGATTTCTAATGCAATTTTTTTACGACGGACAAGTAAGACGATATATTACACAAGTTATTCGTGTGTTCAGCAACTTTGTGGTCAAATACGGAGACGGCAGTTTGCACAGAGTGCCAGTCATGTATGGTGATCCAGATCGTCAAGTGGCCAGCATACTGCGTGGCAATAGCGAAAACAAAGTAAACAGTATTCCACGAATTGCTGTGTATGTAGAAAGTTTGAGTTTAGACCGCGACCGTCTGGCGGATCAAACCTTTGTGGACAAAGTACACATTAGAGAACGTGATATTGCCGCAGGCACATACACACAAGGGCAAGGTAAAAATTATACCATAGAACGACTAATGCCAACTCCATTTGATCTCAAACTAAAAGTGGATATTTGGAGTTCAAGCACTGAGCAAAAATTACAAATACTTGAACAAATATTGGTGTTGTTTAATCCCAGCTTGGAATTGCAAACCAATGACAACTACATAGACTGGACCAGTATCACAGTATTGAATCTCATGGATATCAACTGGAGTAGTCGCACTGTGCCGGTAGGTAACGATAGCGGCAATGACATTGCCACACTAAAGGTATCAACTCCTATATGGGTCAATCCTCCAGTCAAAGTCAAACACCTTGGGGTTATTACAAAAATTATTGCCAGTTTGTATGGTTCAAGTACCACTAGCGGAACATACATAGAAGGACTGGGTCAAGATCCAGAAGGTTCAACTATTAGTTTTGGTGATTTTATTGATGTAGACATTGTGACTATTTCTGATTATCGAATAGAGGTATATGCAAACACTGTATTGGCGCTTGGTCCAGCTGGATCCTTGTTGCCAAATGAACCAACCACTGATCCTAACCCCACTAGGTTGACTGCACCTATAGATTGGCAACAGATTTTTAACAGTTATCCCGGAAAATATGTTGCTGGTTCAAGCAGTATCTATTTGACACAGTCCGATGGCAGTGAGATTATTGGAACTGTTGCTATCGATTCACTAGATAGCAGTATATTGCGTGTTAACTGGAATCCAGATACGCTAATGAGTAACACTGGCATTGATAGTACTGGCAAACTAGATAACATGTTGGGCTACAATGCCGCGGGAAGCAATCGTCCCAACAGTCCGGGCACCTTTGATGCTATCATAAATCCTTTGACCTACGATCCATATCGTCCTACTGGTAAAGAATTAGCAGATCAATCTATTATATTAGGCTTGCGTTTCTTACTGGTTGAAGACATAGGATCCGCAGACAATCTTGAAAATACAGAATGGACTGGCACTCCTGGAACTGCCGCTACTAACTACAGCACAGCATGGGGACCGTTAGTGGCCAAAACAAACGACATTGTAGAATGGAACGGAACTGCATGGAATGTAATTTTTAATTCTAGCCAGTTCCACGACACTATGGTGTGGCAAACAAATACATATACTAGTGTTCAGTACATGTGGAATGGTATTGCATGGACTAAGAGTTTTGAAGGTACATATAACGCTGGATCATGGAGAATAGTCTTGTAACAGATAGAATAGTTTGTAGCGGAGCATTGTTCTACGCTAAATCTACACGACGATTTCTATTATTACAAAAAGCCAGCGGCAAACATGAAGGCACTTGGGGCCTGGTTGGTGGCACCAATGTAGTTGGCGAAACTCCATGGCAGGGTCTACAGCGCGAAATTACGGAAGAAATTGGCGCTTGCCCTGCAATAATCAAAACAATTCCTTTGGAAACATTTGTCAGCAACGACAAGGTGTTTAACTTTCACACCTACTTGTGCGTGATAGATACGGAATTTGTACCCGAACTCAGCGACGAGCATCAAGGCTGGTGCTGGGCCACTGTGGATCGAGCTCCTAAGCCCTTGCATCAGGGACTGCGCAATAGTTTTTCAAGCAAAACTATTCGTACAAAACTACAAACTATATTTGACTTGGTAGATTTAATATGAATTATAAAATAGAAAACTTTATCGGTATATTTGATGATGTATTAGATAAAAATCAGTGCCAACAAATAATTGATTATTTTGAGCAAATGTCATCTTTAAATTTAGTTGTAAATTCTAAAGAATATCAGAATATCAATAAAGACCGAAATTTAATGAGAAAGGATGATACTGTGTTTATGCATCATCCTGAGATCTTTACATTGCCGCCGACACATTTTTTCCTTAGTATGTTTGTTAAAAATTTCTGGCCTTGCTATGAAATATATGTGGAAGAATTTGGAGCATTACAGCAGTGTGCTAAACATGGAATTACTGGGTTGAGACTACAACGAACTCCACCTGGTGGAGGTTTCCACCAGTGGCATTTTGAAAATTCAGATTTTAGTACCTCTAGCAGAATTGTTACTATAATGATATTTTTAAATGATGTTGAAGAAGGCGGTGAAACAGAATTTATATACTACAATAAACGTATCAAGCCAAAAGCAGGTAGGTTGTTAGTTTGGCCTAGCGGTTACCCGCATACACACAGAGGTAATCCGCCAATATCTGGACAAAAATATATTATTACTGGGTGGTTAGATTTGTTAGAATGATTCAAATCTAAAATTCTATGCGGAAATGCAGATAAATATGTTCTCAGGAGACAACAACTATGTCAAATAATTTATCCGAAACTGGCCACGATTTGCCGCCAGTTGACCCTAGCATTCCAACACCACAGCCACAGCCACAAACTGTATGGCAACTAATAGAAAGTATTGGTCCAAAGTCAATGTACGAAGGCTGGGATGCAAGATTCACGGTAGCAAAACTAGAACACATTTATGAAAACTTTGCGGCAGGAATTATTACTAAAGATACTGCTATGAAAATGCTCGATGCGTTAGAAGCAGGTGATATTGCCCAATACTGCCAACACGATGTTACCAAAGCACACTTTGATGTAGCTATTGCCGCATTCAGAGCAATGTAAGGAGACCCTATGTCTGATATTCATAATGGCCCTCCATACTCAGAACACGAATCACTAGTAGATAGTAATTTAAGAAAAGCTCATTGGCACGCAGAAAATTCAGAACCAAATGCTGATTTAGCTGTTGAAATAACCATGGCTATTCAACAAGTCCAAGTAGATCTTTTTCAAGGAAATATTGCTGTATTAGAAGCTTCTTCTAAATTAGACGATATTATTGCAAGTATCACCCCAGAGCATATTTCAAATCAGTTTTTGCTTGAACATTTAAAAGATACTGCCGAGCACTTGAAAAAATTTCCAAATATCTAAGGATCAAATGATTAAGCCAGTTAAAAAGATTGTAATTGTCGGTGGCGGTAGTGCAGGGTGGATGACTGCGGCAATGCTAGCGCGAGCTGTTCCAGAAAAAGATATCATAGTAATTGAAAGTCCCGACTTTCCTATTGTAGGAGTTGGCGAGAGTACACTAGGTGGAATCAATGGCTATTGTAAATTTTTAGGAATCGATGAAAAAGATTTCATGGAATTCACCGATGCTAGTTATAAGATGAGCATCAAATTTACAGATTTTTATGAAAAAGATGCAGGCGGATTTCATTATCCTTTTGGAAAACCGTATACAGAAGGATTTCCAGACGGGATGCATGCCTGGTTTGTAAAGAAACATGTTTATCCTAATACACCTATTGATGATTTTGCTAAATCGTTTTTTCCACAAGCCGCACTCTACGAACAAAACAAATTTAGTCTGAACAAATATGGCGAGTTTGATAACTACGATCCAGAATGGGATGTAGCTTATCACTTTGATGCAACTAAATTCGGTCTATGGCTAAAAGAAAAATACTGTTTACCCCGCGGTGTTAGGCTAATTGCTGATACGGTTGTAGATGCAACTGTGGGAGATCGAGGGATCGAATCCTTACATTTAGAAAGCGGCGGCAAGATTGGTGCAGACTTGTTTATAGATTGTACTGGCTTTAAGAGTTTACTGTTAGGTAAGTTTTTAAAAGAACCGTTTACCAGCTACACCGATATGTTACCTAACAATCGTGCCTGGGCAACACGTATGCCATATAAAGATCAAGAAGCAGAAATGGAGCCATTTACTAATAGTACTGCGCTAGGTAATGGGTGGACTTGGAATATACCTAGCTGGAAACGATTAGGTACAGGCTATGTGTATAGCGACAAGTACACCACTCCAGAAGATGCTAAAGAAGAATTTAAACAATTCTTAATGTCTAACAAAATGGTTATTCCACGAACTAGAGAAGAAGTTGATCAATTAGAATTTAAAGATATTCCTATGAGAGTTGGAATTCATGAAAGAACATTTGTGAAGAATGTGGTAGCCATAGGATTAAGTGCAGGATTTATTGAGCCACTAGAAAGTAATGGACTGTTTTCAGTGCATGAATTTTTATTCAAACTAATTAAATTGTTCAATAGACCAGCGATAACACAATGGGATATCGATACGTATAATGCCGCAACACATCACATGTGGAATAATTTTGCAGAATTTGTAGGAATGCACTATGCCTTGAGTATCCGAGACGATACGGAATACTGGAGAGCTAATGGTAGCCGTGTTTATTCTAAAGGAATGCCCACAAATCAACCTGATACAGCAGTAGGATTTAGATCCTTAATGGTTGATAAAATGTTCAACGGAAAAATGTCAAGCGATATGGCCGGCGTAAATTGGATTTCAGTTGGTTGTCATTATTTTATGGTAGATCAAACATTATTTGAACAACAGATTATTAATCACACCGATGCCGATGTTCGTAATGGCGCAAAAATTGTGTATGATGTAACTGAAGAAAGAAAAGCACGATGGTTGGCTGCGGCAAAAAACAAACCTAGTCTATATAGGTATCTTAAAGAAAACATTTATAATAAAGAGGAAACAAAATGATAGGATTATTTCCAGGAGAGCTTAAAGCGGATGCTACCGTTGGCGGTTGTATAGACATTTTTGAAAATGTATGGCCAAATCCTGATCAAACAATAGCATGGGTTGAAAAAGAATGTGCAGATACCGAGTCTGGTGTTAATTGGAATAGGGCCAATACAATTGGTCAAGGATTCCGTCAGGACATTAGAACTAATTTTGACTTGGGTATTTCTTATTTGGCGGAGGCTACCGGCAATAAGCTAATGAAAGACATACATAATCAAATGTATTTTGCATTGTTGGCGGCACTAGGGCCTTACAGTAAAAAATATGATATAAATGAAAAATTATATCACGAGCCTTATAGTTTGTTAAAGTATAAAACTGACCAAGAATACAAAACACACTACGATGGCGGCACTGGAATGGGTAGATGCATTAGTGCTATCTGTTATCTCAATGACAACTACGAAGGCGGACACATTGAATTTCCTAACCAACAAGTTAAAATTAAACCCGAAGCTGGAATGATGCTGTTGTTTCCTTCAAACTATGCGTTTAGACACACAGCACTTCCGGTAACTGCTGGAACAAAATATGCAATAGTAACATGGATACACGATCGTCCAGTAGATAAATTATTGTAAAATGTCACAGCCAACGGTCTATGCTATTTTCCCCATTCCTATCTACACAATTGAATGTGATGTAGATATTAATGACGCAGTTAATTTTTTAAATAAACCTCATAATTTAATCCCCAATGATTTTTCTTTGCAATACGGAAATAAAACTGTTGATGATTATATACTAGATAATCCAGAATGCAATGAGTTAAAAAAATTCATACTATTTCATATTGAAAAATATGCAAGTGATATACTAGCTTGGGAATTTGAACACTTTCAAATTACCCAAAGCTGGGTTACAATAAAAGAACCTGCCGAATCGCATGGTGCTCATTACCATCCTAACAGCATGGTATCTGCGGTTTTCTTTTTTCAAGATGATACTAGTGTTACAGAAAGTTTGAAATTTTTAAGGCCAGCAATTATGAGTCAACTCATGAATCAATTTGCTCCCGAAATATCGGCTGAAAAAATGAAAAACACAGAATTTCCCTGGAACGAATGGTACATTCCTCCTAAGAAAAATTCATTAGTTATATTTCCTTCTTGGTTAAGTCACGGAGTTGATATTAATAAATCCATAGTTGCAAGAAAAACATTAGCAGTTAACTCTATTCCAACTAAGAAATTTGGTTCTAGAATGAGTTCTGCAGAAATAGATATTTCAAGGTTAACATGAACGCTACACTACAATTATTATTTGCTACTCCTGTCTTAATAGTGGATATACCAGAAATGCCACAAGAAGATCACGACTTTTTGTTAAATGCTGATTATTCGTCTAGTGATGGCGATCAAGGATATTTCAAAAAAACTACCAATACCTATATATTAAAAGACAGAGATTCGGTGTTAACTAAATGGATTAACGAGCAAATTAATTTGTTTGCAGTTAGTATGTTGGCCTGTACTACTCCTGTAAAAATAACACAAAGTTGGTGTTTAAAACATGAAAATCAGCAACAACAAGTCTTTACACATTCACACCCTAACTCTATAATCAGCGGAGCATATTATGTTTCTGCACCAGAAGGAACTGCAAATTTAAGATTTAATCGACCAACTCCTACAAGTCAACCTTATATCAAATGGGATACGCCCGATGACTTATTAGCAGACCAGCCTTGGAATTGGACATGGCATGAGATTCCAGTACAAACTGGCAGGCTAGTATTGTTTCCTTCACAAACACCTCATAGTGTAGAAGGCACAAGTGTAAATACCAATAGTCGATGTGTGCTGTCGTTTAATACATGGTTTGATGGCCCGATTGGCGATACTAATAAATTAACAGCATTGGGGTTTTAAATGAAAAAGCGAGTTGGAGTTATCGGTATTGGATCTGCAGGGATTGTTAGTTTGTCGCATTTGTGCGCATGGCTAGATTCATCTTGGGAAGTATTTTCTATTCATGATCCAAATATTAATATTATAGGTGTTGGAGAAAGTAGTAATCCTGGATTTGTAACTACTATAGAATATGGGTTAGGATTTACATTTGAAGAATCGCTGGATCTACTAGATGGTACAAGAAAGTTCGGAACTAAGTTTATAGACTGGCGTGAAAAAGACTATCACTTTCCGCTGATTGAAGGTACCCAGGCAATACATTTTAACACTCACAAACTAGCAGAATATGCTATTCCTAAATTAAAAGAAAATTGGGGTGACAAATTTAAAATTCTTAATGGAACCGTATCTGATCTAACACAAACCGACGATAGTGTTATAGTTACCATTGACGAATCTAAATATTCGTTTGATTATATCATGGATTGTCGAGGATTTCCTGAAAACTTTGATGATTATACATTCAGCGATTGTACATTAATCAATCATGGCATTGTTTATCAAACAGATTTTAATCCATTGCAATATACAGAGCATCATGCTACTGAGCATGGCTGGATGTTTGGAGTTCCTTTAACTACTCGAATGAATTACGGTTATCTTTATAACGATAACATCACTACAAAAGAAGAAGCGATTGCCGGGTTAGCTAAAAAACTTAAAATTCCTAAATCAAAAATTAAAAAAGTAAACGAATTTGCATTCAAATCGTTTTATGCTAATAAGATAATGGAAGGTAGGATTTGTAAAAATGGCAATAGAGCTTCGTTTTTTGAGCCTATTAGTGCTACTGGAATTTACATTTATGATAGAATTGTTAGGGCATTTTATGACTTAATTAAAGAAGACAAATTTACTGTTACAGATTTAAATCAGACTGTTAGGAACGATATTGAAGATTTAGAAACTTTTATAAGATTTCATTATCATGGCGGAAGTACTATAGATAGTGAGTTTTGGAGGCAAGCTAAAGAACGTAGTATACATCAGCTAAAAGGTGATTTTAAATTTCATAGATTGTATCATGAATTAAGAGATTTGTATCAATACGGTAGCAGATTTAATCATAATGGATTAATTCACAATGCGCAATCTTGGCATAAGTTAGATCGATTCTTTGGATATAACTATTTTAACTGTAAAAATAATTTTGATTTTGATGAAGAACGTGTGAAACTTCACGAACAACAAATTAACAATAAAATACAATATGAAGTTTCTGTAGAAAGAGAAAAAATTGTCAGTAAAGCTGTACTTGCAACACAAAAACAATTTAAAGAAAATGGGTATGCATTAATCAAAGATGTAGTTAATCCTCAAATTGCAAGACTAGTGTGTGCGTATGCTAAAATAGACTCTATTGAAAATTTTAGTCCCGAAGGTGAAAAAGGACAAATTCCTGGAACACATAGTAAGTATGCCGATCCTGTAATGGAAACTTTATTAGAACAATTTTTACCAATAATGGAAAATGCTTCCGGATTAAAATTGTATCCAACATATTCTTACTACAGACTTTATCGACCAGGCGATACACTGGCAATACACAAAGACAGACCGAGTTGTGAAATATCAACAACAGTATGTTTTGGATGGAATATAGAAGGTAACCCCTCTGCTACTGGCTGGCCTATTTTTATGGAAGGTTCTGAAATAGCCATGGATGTAGGAGATATTGTAATATATCGAGGATGCGACTTGGCACATTGGAGAGATGCATTTAACGCACCAGAAGGATCTTGGCATCTACAAGGATTTTTCCACTATGTTGATGCTAATGGACCGTATGCAGAATTTAAATTAGACAAACGTCCGCGTATAGGCTGGAAACTTCCAGGTCGAAACAATAACTCTATAACTGGTACTACAGTTAATACTGTCGAAGAATTATCAAATCAACCTAAAAAATATATTACATATCTTAAGTAGTATGATTGAAATTGATAATTTCATAGATAAATCTTATCAGGATCACATAGAGTCGTCAGTGACCGAAGATACTTTTCCATGGTTTTATGGAGATGTTATACCCGACCATGTATTTGATTTATCCGATACGACTCAGTATGTATATAAAAATGGTTCTAACCCCCATCAGTTTATACATAATCTTGTGCTTGAGTCTGAGATAAGAAGCAATTATTTTAAATTAATTGAACCTCTTGTTAAACAACTAGCTGTATTTTATAAGAAAGACATTTATATCATACGTGCAAAATTTAACTTTTTACATAAAAGTAACGATACTTCTTATCATTATCCTCATTCCGATGGCAATTCAAAAGATGTCAAAACATTAATATACTATGTAAACGACAGTGATGGTGATACATATCTGTTTAACAAAACAGCGCCAGTTCTAGACTATTCTGATTTTGAGATAACACAACAAGTAACACCTGAAAAAGGCAAAGTAATTATTTTTGATGCACTTAATTTACACAGTAGTAGTTGCCCTATAAATAGTGAGCACAGAATAGTATTAAACATTAACTTTAAAACACTGGATTAAGATGGTTAAACGAGAATTATATAATTTTGGATTTTTACAAGATGTTATTCCCTCGGAGGTAAGAGATGCATTGTGGAAAGAAATTAGAACCATTCAACAAGATTTTTCTAAAGCCACTCCTAGGAACAAATTTCTAGCAGGACATATGAAACATGAGTATCTCTTAATTGAATCTGCCAGTATTCTTGAAAAATATATTCTAGATATGGCGCTGGCTTATGATAATCAATTTCACTATTTTAGTGAGATCGATGTGTTAACTAGTGCAGTTCCTATGGTAATGAAAAATCCTTGGGTAAATTTTCAATCTAAACATGAATTTAATCCTCTGCACAATCACAAAGGTATATTAAGTTTTGTTATTTGGTTGCAAATACCGTACGATTTAAAAGAAGAATTTGCACAAGGTCCTGGTAAATTTAATAACCCTGAAGAAAATAGAACTAGTATATTTGAATTTGTATATGTAAGTGCATTAGGGCAAGTGGCAAACCAAGCTATTAATGTTGATAAGAACTATGAAAACAACATTATTATATTTCCTGCTAAAATGATGCATAGTGTATATCCATTTTACACATCGGATGATTATAGAATTAGTGTTAGTGGTAATATTATGTTGGATACTTCAAAATGAAAATAATAGAAAACACAGTAGAACTAAGTGACTACGAAAAAAATATTATCGATAAGGAAATATTAGGTAATGGTTTTTCTTGGTATAGCCAAGACCAGCAAACGGTACACGACCCTAGTTATCACTATCCCGGAACTATGAGTGTATGTAATAGTCATTTTTTAACCCATGTGTTGATGCGCCGAAGTGATAGTGCGAATCAAACAGGCGAAATAATAGACTACGGAACTTACAAGTTTTTCCATCAAATTTTTAGAAGATGGTGCGAAGCTAATAATGTACAAGTTAATTTAATATATAGAGCTTGCGTGAATTTTACAGTAAGTGCGCCAGCAGATCATGCTATTCCACACTACGATCATGATTGGCCGCATAGTAACTGGATTATGTATTTGAATACTGTGCCGGGTACTGATACTATATTTTTTGATGACGACTTTAATCTAGTACACGAAGTACCGTGTGTTAAAAATACCGCAGTATCGTTTGAAAGACAACTACACGCACATCGCTACACTCAAGAAAACTATCGTAGAATAGTAGTGGTTTTTACTTACGTATAAAATTTACGATCTGTAAAGTTGCCAATTTTTCCAAGATGTGCGTTATTGACTTTGTCTAAATATCGCATATTATGCGGGTCAGGACACCAAATATTTCTTTGATCAAAAAACTGTTTTACTTGTGGTCGTACACTACGGCCGTAAAACGCTTCCATGTGGTCTGGACCATATCTTACTAAGTAGTATTCTGCATATGGGCACCATGCGGCATATAATGCAACGGCTCCTCCGCGTTCTATAATTACTTCCCAGATATCTATATCTTCAAGTTGAAGTATTCGATCATAAGACCAATCAGGATTTGGGGGGAGAACTGGTTTATCTGAATCGGCCCAGTTTCTGTTCCATACTTCGTCCCCAAAATCTCCAAATATATTTTTACTAGATTTAAATTGTGGCATAGTATTTTACTTATATTACAAGTGTCTTACTACAACTACTCCTGGTCCGCCGCCTCCAGACACATTTGGTCCAGAATGGAAGCCACCGCCGCCTCCACCTCCGGTGTTAGCTGTTCCTGCTGGAGGTGTATGTCCAGAATAACCGCCTGGAGATCCGCCTCCGGCGCCTCCTGGAGATCCTGATATCCCGTAGGCTTGGTATCCGCCAGGTTGATGATTGCCACCTCCACCTCCACCACCGTAGTAATTTTGTGATCCAGATATACCAATCATCAATCCAGTACCGCCAGTAGTAAGCGCATCGTAATTAGTTACAGAGCCGCCAGCAGATCCAGCACCGCCGCCACCACCGCCTGTATGTAACGATCCGGGGCCTGGGAAAGCTCCCCAACCTGAACCATTATTATGAGTACCAGTTCCGCCAGGATGTCCTTGTCCTGCTGTTCCAGTTCCAGCATAATTCACCATAACTTGTCCGCGACTTGTACTTGGACCACCATAGTATCCATGATGTCCACCAGAACCGCCGCCTCCAGAACCACCGTCACCGATACCAGTATTGCGATATGCGAAAACTGGTGCAGTGTAAGAAATACCAGCGCCTCCGCCTTGTG